TCAATAATTTTTAATGATAAGTTCCTTGTAAGTGCCTCTGGAAAGATTATTCGGTCGTTCTACGGAGCATATTTCAAAGTCACGGTACAATTCCCGGATAAATTCGCTGTCGTTATAAGACAGGATAAACCGTCCTTTTATACTGCTTAAACACTGTTTTAAGCGTTTGTGATCGGCTTCCGAAAATGCAGCATCATAGTAATGCTCTGTCTTGAAATAAGGCGGATCACAATAAAAGAATGCATTTGGTCGGTCATAATTGCGAATCAGGCTTTCAAAATCCTTATTTTCAATGACCACTTTTTTCAGCCGTTCTGAAATGGGAAGCAGATAATCTGTTGACAGATTTTTCTTGCTGCATCCAAAGTTTTTGGTATTTGCTCCAAAACTGATTTTGATCATAACATAGAACATCGCAGCCCTTTGAATATCTGTGAACCCTCGTATTTTCATCTGTTCCTGTATATCATCAAACCATTCCCTTGCATTGACATAGCCATCAATTTCTTTCTGAAGTTCTCCGCAGTGATACTTCGTACAGCGGAATAAATTGACCAGATCCCGATTCCAGTCATTGTAAATTTCCAGTGGAGCTCGTGGCTGATTTCCGTAAAACAAAACAGAACCGCCACCGCCGAAAACCTCAATATATCGCTGAATGTTGTCTGGAAACAAAGATACAATCTTTTTGGCAAGCAGGGACTTTCCGCCAATCCATGGGATAAAACTTTTCATATAGATACTCCTTTTCTCTTCGTAAATTTTTCAATAAAAAAGAAGCCGCTTCCTGAGATGATCAACTTCAGGGAACGGCTTTTTCCACAATTAGTAGGTTGGGAAAATAAAAAAATTTTCATCCGGTACATCCGGATTGAATAAACCTATTCTATCATGTTTTTTCATGATTGGTCAATCTGGTTATTTGTCGAATTTTGTAGTTTTTTGTCGATGCTGGCAACATGCCGCAAAATCTGCTGTAAGGCAGAGTCTTCTGCATTCGGTTCTGGTATCGTCTGCGTTGCTTTCGTGAATCCGTTTAATCCGGCATTCTGTATCATGGTTGAATAATCTTTGTAGGCATAATCCAAATCCACATCGCCGGAAATGCCTGGAATACAGCCCGTCCAGCTATACTGCCATAGTCCATAAGACCCAGCATAATCTGTTTGCTGTACGCCAGTATGGGACAGAAAAATATCATAGCGATTTTTGACTGCCGCACTGAAATTACTTTCCAAGGCAGATTTGAATGTATAAATCGCCGTATAATAACCGGCATTTTCCAATGCAGTGCAAAATGTGGTGCTGAGGGCATCGGCTTGTGGAAGGCAGCGAGCCTCTTCGATGTCGAACGCAACCGGATATTCAAACTGTTTCCCCTGAATTGTTTGCAGGCAAACTTTTGCTTCCTGCTCCGCTTCGTCGACAGTAGTGGCGTAACTATACCAGTAAACGCCGACCGGAATACCCAGCTGTTTGCAGGCTGTATAGTTTCGACTGAATTGGTCATCAATCTGAGAAGTTTCTTTGCCATAGCCTGCTCGCAGAATCGCAAAATCTACCAGCCCAGATGCTTTTACTTTTTCCCAGTCAATCACACCCTGTGCATAGGACACATCAATCCCTTTTAAGAGATTTTTTGTTTCAGGCTCTGACTTTTCTATGCCAAAATACTTGTAAAAATCCTCTGTAACTGTGCCATTGCCCTTTGTTTCATCCCCAAGCCAGCGGTATCCTGTCCGCACATCCAGATGTGTGTATTGATAACTACTTGTGATGTTAGCGATACCTCCAAACCCCAGATTCTGAGCCTTACAGCACACCGTTTTGCTGCTGATTGGTTGCCCGTCCTGCCCGTAACAGCAGACATCCGCAGCAGTGCCTTTAGTATGTTGTCCGCTGCTCGTGCCGCCAACCGCCTTGTCATGCTCTGGACAGCGGTAGCCGCTTGTTACAATGATTTTGCTACAGTTCAGAGCGGTGTAGAGGGCTTCCAGCTTGTCGACCAGTTCAGATGCAATCAAAGTTTCATGTGGCTGTCCACACTGGCAACGAAACTCTCGTGCATTGAAATGCGGGGAAAGCTGTGTTTGGTCATCAAATTTGTATGTAAGAATTGCCATATTGCACTCCTTATTCGACTTCTGGCAATCCAGCAACGCTGGTCAAAACAGACAACACGCCAGCCAGCAGAGCCGCACTGCCCACGGCAATCCAATTGACATCCTGCATCACGGCAGCCACGCCAATCGTTGCTACAGCGGTCTGTGCCATGGTTTTCACGGCTCGAACAGTTGCAGCTTTCGCCCAAAGTTTCCAATTTCTCATACCGATTCTTCCTCCTTTGTTTCATAGTCACCGGAAAGCAGTACCAACATTTCCGGTGTTAGGTCACCAGATGCAAAAATCTGATACTGTCCATTTTCCAGCTGCACCGCCTGAATTTTTGCGTTGCCCCAGCCTGTTCTTTGGATGGCTTTTCCTGCTTTCAGCTGTTCCATTGCTTCAATAATATTCATTGTATTTTTCCCTCCTTATAAAATTGTGATAGATTGAATCAGCGGATGGCTGTTATTACTCCGACCAACCCACACCAAATAGTATGTGCCAGCCGTTACGCCCTCGCAGGGCGTCAGCGTTGTGATATAGTCCGCACTGTACAGCCACTGTAAAGGCAAGTCCATATAACTGCCCTCTGTCTGTGCTTTGGCGAGAATGTCCGCAGCTGTGCCGGTGTCGGATTGTACCAAGCGTAAAATACCGACCTCGGTACTGCCAGCAAGGAAACGGATTGCAATTTGCGTGGATGCTGTCACGCTGATCGGCAGCGTGCAACAGGTATAGCAGCTATAATCCCAGCCAAAAATAGATATTCCATAGTTCAGGGCGTAGTTATTCTTTTCGCTGCAAAAATCTGCATGCAGGGCGGTAAAGTCTGCCACGCTATAAATCGTATCATTGTAAAGCAAAGATACAGTATCCCGATGGGCTGTATCATACAGCACGGTTGTGGTCGGAGGTTCGCCACCGGAAATCTCCAAAACTTTCGGCACAAGGGTATTAAATTTTTCTGTGGCTGTTGCCGACACGCCCTTTGTGGTCAGATTTGCGGCAAGCTGCTGCCGCAGTTGATTTAGTTTTGTCAGCTGTTCTGCAATTGTTACCGCCATGTTACACCTCCACCATCGTTGTAAGGGCCGTGGATATATCGCCGACGCTGTCCTCTAAGGCTTTGATACGGGTTGCAAGGTTGTTGTCTGCTGCCTCTCGCTCTGCCGTTACTTTTGAGTACGTGCTATGCAGATAGGTTTCAATTCCATCCAAAAAATCTTTATTGTCGTGCGTATGTGCAGAGGCTTTTAGCGTATCCACATCCGGCGACAAATCCAGCACAAACAGCCCGTCCGGTACAATATCCAGAGCGTTGTGAGATACCGTGCTGATGGACGGCAATATCTGCCATGTTTGCTTGCCTGTTACTGTAACCAGTTTAGCGGTGCAGTATTTCGCTGATTCACCCTCTTCACATCCCGGTGTGTAATCGCCCCAAATCATAGATTCACCGCTTGCACCATTTTTCACAGTCGCTGTGGTCGTGCCGTTTTTGTCGGTGACTGTAATGGTTGCTCCAGTGTCTGTTTCGGCAACTGTGGCGATCGGGGAATAACCGTCTGCACCGTCTTTTCCAGGCGTTCCAGGCTCACCAGGGTCACCCTTGTCACCCTGTGCCGGATACCCAGAATCCACATAATCGCCTGTAGCAATATCATACAGCCACCATGTGCCGTTTTTGATGATCGGCATTTTTGCAATCAGCTGTTCTGCTTGTGCAAGGATGGACTGCATCTCACGGAGAGCTTTGTCAATCGCATCAATTCCGCCTTTGTACTGCTCCAAAATGGAGTTACGAACAACCATCGGGGTCATCTCGTATTTGATCACAACAGTGTCATCCTGCTGACCAACGATTTCCGGCAGCAGCTGACCGGGAACTGCCGTAAAATCCTCTGTAATCGTCCAAGTTAGGATAATCTGGCTTTCTGTGACCTCTTTTTCAAGGTTTTGCATAACCAACCCACCACCGCTGTTGACGGCTCGCAACGTAAACAGGCAGTCAGATAAATCCGTCTGGTGGTAGTACCGGTCAACGGCAATCTGGATTTTATCGGCGTTTTTTTCGCCGGCACCAAGCAAATGTTTAATGTTTGCCGTGTCGATGTATTTTTGATTTGCGGTTAGCATGGTATCATCTCCTTTTTTTATTTTCTATAATCTGGAAGTTCAGTTGTTCCGTTTTCATAGCTAAACCCAAAATCAACTCCTGCTTCTCCGAAGGCGTTTGCTACGGTCTGCATAAAGTTGTCAAAAATTTCAACGTCTAATCTTCCGTTTGCATTGCCGTTTGCTGTTTTTGTGTTGTCTTCAACGAATTTTGTATGTTTATTCAGTTCCGAAGCAACATAATTGGCGTACATCTTTACATTGCCGCTTGCGTGACTGGCAAGAGATTTTTTAGCAGCTTGCGATAAAACACGATTATCACTACCAGTGCAGCCCAACTCCCAGCCGCCCCGAAATTTCCAGATTGCTTTTGTGATGATGCTCTTTTTAACTTTTCCGTCCGCATCCTCAATTTCGATTTGCATTCCAAGTTTCGGATATTCCTTCCAGGCATAAAATGCTTTATGGCATTTCAGTTTAAATGGACGCACGTTTAATTTTCCGGCATGTATTCCAATCGTTTCCATAATCTCAAACACATTTCCTTCTGACTGGTTTTGATAATTTGTGTTATGGTCTTCATCGTATCTTACCATGCCATGATGTCTGCCGTCTAAAAACGAATTGCCTGTAAGGTCTATAATGACATTCCCACCATATTTTTTAGGGTTGCTCCACATACCCCACGTTGTCCCGTCAAATGTTTTCACTGATGTCTTTTGAAAATACAATTTGTATCCAGCAATATCCAACGAATCACGCTCTATTTCGCTGTATTTTATGTACACAGTGCCGTAGCCTGCAGATTCGTTTTGATAACCAAACGGTATGATTTGCAGTTGTGGGTTGTCTGGTGTAAAATCTAAGCAACTATATTCCGTAGCAAATCCAGCGTATAGTTCCGCAATATCTGCAATGTAATCACTTGCAAAACGGCTGTTGAAATATCCGTCATTTTCATCAAGTACGCCCCACATACTTATTGCAAGCGAGATTGGTTGCGGAAATTCCGGCGAATTGTTACGAAAAATGCCAACTAAGTCATGTGGAGATTTCCTTGATTCATCCAGTCGGTGCAAAGTAATTGTTTCATTTTCTGTTTCTGATAACACGTTGTTGATAACATCTAAGATTTCTTCCACACTTTTATCCAATGTTCGATGTACGTTGACTAATCTTTTATCAAGTTCAGTTTTTCCGCTATCATCTTTCTCATTTTCATCGCTACCTTCATAACTATTTGCATCCAGCCACACCAAAACATCCGATGCACGCAGCGTATAGATATTTTTGACATGCGACACAGACGTAACCCAGTAAAACCCTCGAAACACCCAGTCCGAAGCAGTCGGGTTTTGTTTGTAGCAGCTGTAAAGTGTAATTTTTGCTCCATACAGATTGTAAGCGTTGACACCCTCGCCGTCTAACCGTAATTTGATGGACAGCTCCGCAGAGCGGACACCGCCCAATGAAAACGTGTTGTCATCGCATGCACGGGCAGTGATGGTGCAGCTGCCTTTAATAATGTCGTCCTCTGTAAAATCAATGTCAGCGGTACGATTGGCAAACTCACCATCATCATCATAAATTGGTATCACAATTGTGCCCTTTACATGCTCGTAAATCACCATGGTTTACACCTCCTCTAAGCTAACGGAAAACTCATACGCTCCCGTGTGGTAATCATTTCCCTTGTAAAAATCATAGAGCCGCTGCAAATAATCGCCATGTTCTGAATCAACATCATAAAAATAGGATGCATCATCAAACCAGTGTGAGTTGCGAAAATTGCTTTCATTTGCAATCGTCTGAATCTGAATCTCACTGGTTTTGCGAAATGTTCCATGTTGTTCTTCAATATCTGTCGTGCTGCGATAGAAGAAAAAGCACTCCGGCTGCGAAAAATAGTCTTTCAGCATGATCAAGCTTTGTAGATCGGTTTCGATTTTTAAATCAATCTTTCTTTTTCCAATGCGGACTGGATAGGTAATGGTCTGACCGCTCTCGTTTTCATAAGTGCTGACAGTTTCCGCATAGGACACATCGAACTGCAACAGATTCCGCATCAACGAATTATCATAATAAATCGTCCAGATGCGGATCTTGCCATCCACATCCTCATTCCATACAAATGTACCGCCGTTCTGATCGGTACAAGTTCCAGGGATGGTATCATCTTTGGTGTAAATATTGCCGTTTTCGCCCAGATAAGAGCCATCTCCCTGCGGTGTGCACTGCACAGAGCAGCCTTCAATGATTTCGTTTCCATTTCTGTCCGCAGGATGTCCATTCCGGTCTAGTCGAATTGTTCCGTCCTTCCGAAAAACCAGTACATCATGGTTGTTTTTTTCAACGATGGTATCCGTTCCAATTTTCGTGATTGTTCCCAAATCATCCAGTGTCGCCCATGTGTTGGCACTATTTTCATACGCATTCCTACGAATAGCAATTACTCGAAGATAGGCAGCATATGGGAATTGCTCTCTGGAAATGGTTATCACACGCTCCACCCCCCACTGCTTGCGTTGGCTCTTGTAATGGCGTTTACAACGACCGTTTCAAGCGTTTCATCGCCAATGCTGATTGGAATAATGATGTCGCCCTGCGGCTGAGAACTGGACGGAGCAGCGGTTGATGTACTTGCTGCTGCAGGGGCTGCATACGCCTGTTGCAATACAGGACTATACGCTGAAACAGCTGCTGCACCCTGTGCATTCATGATGCCTAAGGTAGACGAAACGGCGGCATTTGCCATATTCGCAGACACAGCGGAAACGCCTGGAGCTCCTTCTCTGATGCCGATTGCAAAACTTTTATCCCAGCCACCATGTGCGTTCATGGTATCCAAAGTGGAAGAAACGGCAGTGTTTGCCATATCTGCGGATGCGGTGGAAACGTCTGGGATTCCTTCTTCGATACCGATTGCAAAACCTTCGTCCCAGTCACCGCCGATGCTTTTGGAAAGTTTGGAAGGGGAATGAGAATCAATACTGATTCTCAGATGTGCTTCTGCCACTTTCCCCAACGCTTTGACTGCTTCTTCTACCATGCCTGCATTGTCTGTAATCCCAGTTGCAAAACCGCTGTCATAATCCAAACCGATGTCCTGTGCAATCTTGTTCAGATTGTCACCGTTGTTCAGACGTTCTTCAATGTAGCGATTCAGGGCATCCAGTTTTTCGCCCTCACTCATGCCGGATGCTGACAGCGTATCCAGAAACGTCTTGCCAGCATTATCTGCGTGTTCGCCGGTTTTGATTTCCAGTTCCACTGCAGCATCTTCTGCAAGTCGTTTTGCATCGTTCAGGTCTTCTGCAAGAACAGAACCTGGCTTTTCTTCCGCCATTTGTTTCAAGGTTTCATAGTGTGTTCTTGCTTCTTCTTCCTGTGCTTTCAGCTGCTCTGCCGTGGCAGTCGAAGCGGTCAGCACATTGTTTTGCAAGTCGCTAAAAGCCTGCGTTACGGTGTCTAAATCTCCGTTCGCATAGGCTTCGGCTGCTTCCTTGTATGCATGCATGGCATCTGCACCTTTTTCCAACTGCGTGGTGGATTCGTAGTATGTTGTACTCAATGTCTGAATGCTGTCGTTGACACCGTTTAACTTTTCCCGCATTTCATCATATGTTTTGGATGCGTCTGTATCGTTCCAGATTGATTCCGTTTTCCCATTGATGTCCGTTAAGGTGTAGGTATTGTCCAGCTTAAACTGTGCCATTTCATCAATGATTTGTTGGCGTTCTTCCTTTTTCGCCTGCAATTCCTGATTCTGTTCTGTAACTGCCTGCAGCAATGCTGGTCGTTCCTGCTGGGCTTGTTTGGACGCTTCTCCCAACATGTCCAGATAATTTTGTGCGTGCTGCTTGTCAATTACTTCATCAATCGCACCTGCAATTTCGCTGTAACTGTTGACAACCTCGCCGTTTTTCTGGATTAAGCCGTCCGATACGGTCAAACCTGTATAGCTGTATTCGTCCAGCTGGTCAATCAGGCTTTGCACCTTTTCTTCTTGCCCTGTTTTAATCGTACCGTCTGCGTTTATCAACGCCATCAAAGAATCTTTCAGCTGATTGACTGCTTCATAGTCAGAATCTTCTACCATGCCGTCTTGACTGATTTTCTGATGCATTTCTTCCCATGCCTGTGTGCATTCCTGTGTCTTTTCAATGGATTTTTGCACTTCGTCTGGAATTTTTGCAGCGGAATCCCGAACATCTTCCAAGTGGTCTTTCCATTCCTGCGACTTTTTCTTTGCATCTGCAATCAGCACAGAACCAACGCTTACAACTGCACCAATTCCCAAGGCAATCCACCCCAATGGATTAGATGCATTCAAAATCTGGAAAGCGGTCTTAATGGTTTTGACCGTATTGACGGTGGTCGTTCCGAAGTCCACAATCTTTTTTACTGCGAAAGCAGCTGCAATTCCAGCAGCAATTGGCTTTGCATGCTCTACGATTTCGTCCAGATGTTCCGCCACATAGTCAATTGCCTTTTCGATTTTCGGCATATATTTCTGCGTGATGGGAATAATGACATCCATTTCGACTTTCCGTTTCAGTGCAGCAGTTTTGTCTGCAAAGTTGCCATAATTGATTTCTTCGATGGATTCCATCGTGCCTTTTACATCGCTGTAAGTGTCGTTCACATTGTTCAGAGAGGTAATGACCTTCATCGCATTGTCTTCACCCAAAGCACTCCAAACAGAGGATGCAATGGACAGAGCTTCCTGCTGGTCTGTCATATTGGATAAGTCCGAAATGATGGAGTTGAACACATCCTTCTGCGATGCTTTCCCGTTCTGCCACTCTGCAAACAGATTTCGTGTTCCCAGCGAAAACTTGTCTACATTTTCTGCGATTCTGCCATCGGAAAGAGAAATGGAAAATTCCTTTACAAAGTCGTTGACTTTATCCAGATTGTATGCACCGCTGTCCAGACCATTTTGCAGGATGGAGAACATCTCTTCTGCGGAAAATCCAGCCTGTTCCCAAATCTGCGAATACTCTGCTAAATTGTCAGAGAGTTCTCCGCTTTTGTCCAGCCCGTTTTGTGTGCCTTTTGCGATGTAGTCGAAGGCTTCTTCTGCACTCAATCCCATGTTGTTCATCAGAGCGTTGACCCCTCGCAGCGTTTCATTCAAGTCTGTCCCGAAAATACCAGACATTGCAATGGCATCCTGTGTGATTTGCTCCAGCGTGCTGGAATCGATGTCACCAAACTGCTGTTTTACCAGGGCAGCAGCCCCAGCAACTTCTTCCAGATTTTCACCAATGCCGCTGGTATAAATCTTTTGGATGGAATCGCTCATGGCATTCATTTCTTCGGTGCCGGCACCTGTAACAGCAGCAACCTGTTTCATAGCCTGTTCGTAATCCGTGCCGATTTCCGTAATTTCCTTCGCTCCATATGCCAGCCCAGCAGTCGCCATGACTTTCTGTAGCTTCTCGGAAAACTGGTCTACAGATGTTCCAGCAGCTTCAAAACTCTTTTCGGCATTTTGCGGAATCACAGAAAATGACTGGTTTGCAATTTCGCCCACATTCTGTAATTCGGATTCTGCTTTCTCTGCAAATCCAGACACTTTCCTTTCTGCGGTTTGAAAAGAAGATGAACCATCTCGTACTTCTTCCCATGCCTTTTTCATGGCATCGGATGCTGTCATTCCGGCTTCTTTGTAGGAATTTGCCAGCTTTGCAACCTGGGACTTCATGCTGCCAAACGCTTTTTCTGCGTCTTTTTCAGAATTAGAAGCAGTGGATGCAATCGCTTCTTCTATTTCTGCCAATCCCTTTTCTAATCCGCTTTTATCAATCCCAGTGTCAAAGACCAACGCCTTTTCTTCTACCATTTTCTCACCTCTTATCCAAATAAACTGCCGACCTCTGCTGCGGTCATGGGCTTCTGTGGAATCGCAATTGCACGCTGAATCTGCAAAATCCTTTTCCGTTCTTCCTTGTCTTTGATGCAACCAATATTGATACACCGATACGCAATTCGCTGTTTTGTGCTGCTTTTCTCCGGCAGCCCTTCAAATAATGCGTTAAATGCAAACCAGTGCAGCGGTGTTGTCTGCAAGTTGATTTGATAGTATCGCAAAAAATCAGAATACAAATACACGCTGTCATGCAGATACGAAAAAACGGGAGTGGAACGTGCTCCCGTTGTTTTTCGTTTGGACTTTGGCAGACGTTCGCAGGCAGCAAATTCCTGCAACGCCTGATAAGCGGCTGCTTTGTTCCCCGGAATTGCGTTCCGATACCAGTTCATTGCAAGTGTCACTTTTTCGATGTCTGTCAAGTCTACATCTTCGTGCAGAAAAAAGAAGGAAATCCAATCCCGAAAGCTGGTGTGAACTGGATAGGTTTTTCCGTTCACTTCCACACTGTCCGGCAGGCGGTCGGTCAGGATGTTATACCAATTCTCGTGGGACATATCGTTTCGCCGCCTCCGTTAGTCGCAGTGCTGCCGCCATTCGCTGCTCCAATATGGCTTTTATCAGCACGGTAAAAACTTCATCGTACATTCTTGCATTGTCCGGCATTCCTGCAAATACAGCCGCAGCCGTTCCATCGCCAAAGAGAGCATCAAAAAAATTACGATAACTCTGACAGTATTTTCGAATCACTGTTGCCGGATTGTCGTTCAGCGTGTCTGCAGGATTTGCAGACATCGCATCATAAGCGGCTTGATAGCGTTCCATGAAACTTGCATCTTCTGCATCAACATGCAGTTTCGTGCCATTGATGGTAACTGTATACAAATCCTGCATCAATTACTTTTTCACCTCTACATTCTTTTCCGTGCTCTTTGCACTCTGACTGGCAACAGTGCTTTCTGCTACAATTTTTACCGTTTGGAAATCGCTATCAAACGATACTCTGCATTTAGTCTTCGCTCCACGGGACTTAAAATCACCGGAATAGGTCATGCAGTCGGTCGTGTCACCATTGCTGGATGGCACAATCGTATAGCTTCTCACAGTTGCTTCGGCGGAATATGTTGGTACTTTATCGCCCGAACCAGTTAAAGTTGTCATATCGGCTACAATGATTTTACGAACTGCATCAAAACCAGTCAACTCGTTTTCGGTAATCTTTACAATTTCTTCCAACGCCTCCTGACCGACATACTGGTCAAAAGCGTAGTTGATGCTCTCTGCATAGCTCTTCACGTCTGTCCGTTCGGTGTCTTCGTCCACATACTGTCGGCTGTACTCGCTTGCATTTGCGTTAAACGTCTGTGTTGTGAAGCCTTCCAGACGAACATACTTGGATGTGCTGTCAGTCTTCACTTCCAGAAACGCCAGCTTTTCGGAACGCTTTCTTGTTTTTAAACTATCAATACCCTTACCCATTTTTCCAATACCTCCATGATTGTAAATAGGTGATTCGCAGCTGGATTTGATAGCGTGATGTTTTTTCCGTCACCTCTACTGCATAGCCGCTGCTAATCACTTGCATGCTTCTAACTGTTTTCCCTTCGCCAAAGTCCGGATAGATTCCGGCATCATCGTTCTGCTCGACCCAATCAGCAAACTTTTCGTAAAATTCAGAATTCTGGATGTTTTGTATAACATCTCGACCATACGGTTCTCGGCTGGAAAATGTCAGTTCGATTTGGCGGATGCTGGAACCGTCCACATATCGCTTTACGATTTGCTCGCCGGGAAGAATGTCAATGGTGTATTCGATTGGGTCAACGCCCAACCGGTCAACCCCTAAAATTCGCTGATTTTCCAGCAGGGGACAGGTGGAAAAATAGTCCCATACTGCCTGTATCATTGACACAATATCACGCTCCGTTCAATATTTTTTGTGTGCTTCTTTGAATAGCATCTCCATGTGCCGTCATCGCACGTTTTACCCAGTATCTGCCACGTTTGCCAGTAGACAGCCCTTTGTAGTATTGCTTGCGTGCATATGGGGCAAGATAGCGAATCCTGCCGCTGCCGATTTTCGTTCCTAAAACGCCAGAATCTCGCAGCATGCCAGTCTTGAACGGAACGTATGGGTCGCTTTTTCGCAGCACCTCACTGTCTACAAACTTTTGTGCTTTTTGCAGGCGGTCGGAAAAATCTTTTGCAGTCGGCATGCGAATCTTAAAACCTGTAATCAATTTGCTGTCACCTCGATGTGCTGAACCGCTGCAGAGCCATACCGGCAATCTGCAACCGCTGTAATGGTGTGTTTGTTTGGCAGTGTCTGTATTTCGTGCAGTTCTTTTTCTTCCGAAATAATGCCACGAAACAGCAGGTCATCCCGTGCCGGAACGTAGTCTGTCACAGATGATGCAGGAATGCAGACATAAATGCTGTCACTCTGCTGCACCTCTTTTCCGTTCTGTCGGCTGCCAATGGATTCTTCCCAGTACACATTCCTGATGACATGGCGACGAAAAACAGGGCGGTGATTGACCGCCCCCTCTGGATGATAAATTGTAATCGCATCGCAGTTCGTAAACATCAATCACACCCCCGATACATCAGCCCTGTGCGTCCTAAATACCGCAGACAAATGCTGTACAGATAATCTGCAACGCTCTTACCGCTCAGCAGAGCCGTCAGCGTTTCTGTCGGCGTGCTGTATGTTACGCTGTAATTGTGCTGCGTTTCGGACTTTTTTGCACCGCTGCCGTCAGTGCTGGCATACACCTGCCGCTGTAGTTCAAACACCTCCGCCAACGCACACGCACATTTTTTAACCTGCTCCGCAAACGGTTCCGGCACGCTGCCGGTAAGCCGCCCGAAGGTCACATTGTCGATATAGTCAGATGCACGGGCGGCAGCCGTGCGAAATACCGCCGCATCTGGAAACACCGTGCCGCAGTAGAAATCCTGATAGTATGGAAAATCTGCATAGACTGCCATCCTTATACCTCGGTTCGCTTAACATAGACGGTTTTCGGCTTAGAGATACCAATCCCATAGACCTTTCGACCTTGTACCGCAGAAGATCCGATGTACTTGTTTGTCAGATTGTTGATGGCAACTGGAACAGACCATTCCTGCACCCGGTGGCACCAGTTCGGGTGACCGCAAATGAATTCTGTAGTGGTCTTCTTGCCGCCGACAATCGTAGTATCCTCGAACATCGTGTTGTTAGATTCAAAAACGTTATACCCTGCGATTCTGCCAACCACCCCGGACTGTACCAGTTCCTGGGACAAGTCCCCCTGCCGGATGTAATGGTCATCAGACAGCAGGACTTCCATGAATTCTGGGGAAGCAATCAGCCAACGTCGTCCATCGTTCGGAACGCCCATTCGGGACTGTGTCCGTTTCGCAGCCAAAACTGCCTTGTATGCGGTACTGTCGGTGCAGGCAGTCTTCGTGGTTGCAATGGTGATACCAGTTGTTTCTTCCAGTGCCCGGATAGATTTCGTATCCATAGACAGCCCCAGAGAGTAACCAGCACTGTCCAGCCGTTCCGCCTTGATGCCATCCGGCACAGCAGCTGCTTCAAAACCGTCAATCATTTCATTAACCGCTTCGTCATTGTCAATCGGCAAATTGAAATAGGTTGTAGAACCAGCAGAAATATCTACACCATTCTGCCGGTCATATTTTTTTACTTCCACCTCAGTATCCCGTACCGGCACCTTTACCATACCGGCTTTCGGGTCGCCTTCGTAGCGGTTGTTAAAAATGAGATTGTCCTTGGTGACGAGTGTCGCACGCAGCTTTTCGTCTACCAGCTTCGAGTATCGTTCCTGTAAAGCATGTGCCATAAGTAAATTCCTCCATTAGTTGTGTTTCAAATTTGGGTTCATAGCGTAAAAGGCAGACTCGACACCATCCATTGCCTGCGGTGTGCTGTGTGATGTCGGGGCAACCGCCGGATGATTTGGATTCAGCAAAAATGCATCCGGACAGGTCTTTCTCAAATCCTGCACCACCTCTGTTCCGCCGATCAGCTCACCCTTGTCATCAAACTGCAGCTTTTTATCCAGCAGCTGCCGTTTTAAATAGTCTGCATACACGGCATTTGTCATGCCCTGCTGCTGGACAAACTGATCCAGGCGGTCGCTGTAATCCTTTGCTTTGCGGTCTGCCTCTGCCTGCTCATACTTTTTTTGCCAATCGGCTGCGGACTGCTGGATGCCATCAATGTCCATATCCTTGTAAGATTGGATGGTCTTGTTGGCTTCATCCAGCTGTGTTTTGGCGGTTGCCGCAGCGTCCTGTTCTGCCTTGATGTCAACGGTGTAAGTTTCGGTAATCTTCTGCACCGCACTTTCATCTGTAACACCAAGGCTTTCTAAAAACTTCTGGTCAATCATGTGTTTCCTCCTGTTCCTGCATTTCTTCTAATGCAATGTAGGTCTCGCCCATGCTGTGAAGAAATGCGGTTACTTCTTCCTGTGTGCCTGTGATTTCAATGGTCATATGCTACTCCTTTCCGAATTTTTGGTATAAAAATAGCACCGGTTTCCCGATGCTTTTTGGTGCTGCCGGCAGGAATCGAACCTGCGACACGAAGATTTTCAGTCTTCTGCTCTACCAACTGAGCTACAGCAGCAAAGTAGCACCCGAATGGGTGCTGGTTAAGTTTAGATTACGGCTTTGCTCTGCAAAATCATTGCAATCACAACCAACATTGCAATACCTGCAACAATGCCACAGAGGATTGCTTGTAGCTTTGCCCTTTTTCGTTCTTTGGTCGTCATGTCCCACGGCGTTTCTTGCTTTGGTAGTGGTGTCCCTACTTCCGGCACGCCATCATACAGAGTGATAATATCATTAAGCATTTCGCTTTTTATTACAGCACTTCTTTTGACAAAATCTTTCCTTGTCTTTTCCTCATCAATGTAATGACGTTCATATACTGTTTCTTCTTCATCTGAATACACGATTGAGTACCTCTTTCAGTTCGATGGCGTCAGGTTCAAGCAAGGTTGTTCTTGTCTTTTCTCGCATGTCAACCACCCTGTCTGTATCAAACACAACGCAAAGTGTATGGATGCCGTGAGTGTTTTGCACGTTATCAACGTATCGCACACCCTCCAGCTTTACGCCACCGACATACACAGCCCCACTTTTGCCGATAAAAATAGGCGTGTATCCCAGCTTTGTCTTGCTTGTCCAAATAGGCTTGCTTCCTGCTTTAAACCTATCTCTTTCCGTGTCTTTCCACATTGCAGCGATTTCTTCGTCTGTGAGTCCGTCATAGTCTGCAGGGTCGTAATAGCCGTTCATCATTGTAATTCCTCCTCAAGGCATGAAAAAAGCACCCTTTCGGATGCTCTATATGTTTGAATTGTGCTGGCGTGCAGCGGTTTCAATCTTTAGAAACAATTGTAAAAGGCTGAATCATTTCTGGTAAAAAGTTGATTTCGTAGTGATACGGGTCAACATGTGCTCCGCTAATGTCTTCAACTGTGTAAATCGTCCATTCGTTTAGATAAACATAGTTAACTTTGTATTCATTCTGCCCAGTTTCCAGTGTGACGACAAGTTCATTATCATCATTATTGGAAATAGAAAAATAACCAACCATCTCCAACACAGGTTTATCAGAACGGGCATTGATAACTGTCAGCCTTCGTTCTACATTAAAATAGTCCGCTTGCTTTTGCACGTTGTATCTCGCACGAGTGGATTCTCTGCACCCTGTAAAGGCAACCGCACAGCAAGCAAGTCCAGCCAGAACCGCTATCCATTTCTTTTTCATCAAATTTCTTCCTTTCCAACGCTGTTTAAAAGCCGATTAACTGATATTTAAGTATGAAAAAAGCACCTGATTGCTCAGATGCTGATTTGCTGATAGAAGAACGCCGTACCCACAGGCTTATTTGTTCTTGGTTTCCGCCCTCCGCCAGTTTTTGCCCATGGTCGGGGCAGTGATTAAAGTATGATATTTTCGATTGCTGCACGGGCTTCCAGAGCGGTGATATAATCTGCCATTGCTCTGATCTGGAAATTATAGACGCCTCTCGGACAGGTCGGCGTGAAATTCAGCTTTCCAGTGTCCCATTTGTCAAGCATGCATTTCAGCTTTCGATACCGAATAGTCACCTGTATATACTCTGCCTTGAAGCGTTCCTTATAGTCTGTGCTGTCCATCATACTTACTGTATCTTTCAATTCTGCTGGTTTGCTTGTTTTCATATTTTCCTCCATCATCCAAAAATTTGTTTAAGTGTTTTTCTTAGTTCGGCGGCGTCAGGTTCAAACAAGGTCGTTCTATCCTTTTCCCGCATGTCAACTACCTTGTCTGTTTCAAATACAATGCAGAGTTTGTTGAAACCGTCGGAACTCTGTCTGTTTTCAGCAAAATACACACCTTCCAGCTTTACGCCACCGACATACACAGCCCCACTTTTGCCGATAAAAATAGGCGTGTATCCCAACTTTGTCTTGCTTGTCCAAATAGGCTTACTTCCTGCTTTAGCCATATCTCTTTCCGTGTCTTTCCGCATTGCAGCGATTTCTTCGTCTGTAAGTCCGTCATAGTTTGCAGAGTCGTAATAGCCGTTCATCATTGTAACTCCTCCTTCAGGGCATGAAAAAAGCACCTCATTGAGATGCTTTTTCAAGCCATTTTTTTCCAAATTCACTCGGCTCGTATCCGATTCCATTTTCTGGATTGCAGATTTTTGTTCCAACTCTTTTGTCGAATTCTTTGTCAAGCAGCGGCCGCCCGTTCGGATAAGCATCGCAAGTTGGTATCCATCCATCTTTTTTTTCTTTTCTGTCGTGGGCACATAATGAACACATTGTGAGGCATATCATTCAAATCACTCCCGAAGTACATATTTTCTATATAATTTCATGGCATTCTCTGGAACAGCTTCACCTCTGCTTAGCAAAACTTCTACTTCAGCTAAGCATTCTGCTCCATCAGAAAAAGCACATTCGCTAATTCCGTTAATATGGATTTTAGACAATTCTTCATACATGCTCTGAATTTCGGATGCACTTCTTCGGGCAATTGATTTTGCATGACCACTTTCATGTATCAATGCTTCCTCAAGATTATTTGCAATTGTTGAACTTGCCTTTAAAAAGCGTTGGTCTATTTCTTCTAATGTGTAGCCAGAAAAAACATCGGTATTTATATTTAACCGTAACAATCCGTTTGATAGTGGTTCAATTTGCAGTGCAGGAATTCCGCCATCTTTTCCATAAATCCGGGCTACCTTGACTTCACTAATATAAAATTTTCCTTTGCGTTCTAAGTCGTTCATTTTGGAAACAATAGCATCTGATACTTCACTATTAATGTTTTTCCCATATACGGCCATTTCAAAATCGTCTACATCAATTGACTTTATTATACCATCCTTGCCACCAGAAGTCAACCCAATTTTCTTTGCAGCATGCACGGCTTTTTGTGCTGTTGACTTGTTAAAACCAAGCACCTGTTCCCGGAACCGGTCACGGTCTTGTCCGGTTTGCCTGCAAAAGTCTTTCAGCTTTGCTTCATTGTTTTTCAGGTAACGTGCTGACCGGTCAAATTCCGCCTGTGCTGTTGCTCTGGTCGCTTCATCTGTGGCACTGTTCACGCCTTCCTGTGCAGTGATGCAACGCCGCTTCCAGGCTCGGACTCTTCGTTCCTGTGCTCGCTGCATCTGGCTGACTTCATATTCCGTGTACAATTTCCCATTGTACGAAATACAAGGTTCGTCCAGCTTTTTCAGTTCCTCTTGCGTGTAATTCGGTGTGCTTAATCCTAGATAATAAGCATGCCAGTTATGGCGGCAGTTCCAGCCCTTAAACCCTTCGCCACTGCCATAGCCGATCCCACTCAACGACCAGACTTTTAGCCCGTCAATCGTCTTGCCAACATCTTTGCCCGTCAGACTGACAAGCTGCCCCTGCCATTTTGCGTGGTCAGGTCTTGCTCCGCTGTGTGCAGTGATCTCCATGAGATAGCAGCCTGCATCTTCCGCCTGCCGCAGGGAAACCGCTGCCGCTGTCTGACTGACACCCGTCAACACACACCGCCGAACAGCAACATCCATGCGGTCTTTGTGTTTGGTTGGATAAACAACTTCTGCTCCTGTATCCGCTAAGGCTCGCAGAGCGTTCATGATTGCTTCCTGATAACTGAATGCCCCGGAGGACACCTGCATATATATCCGGTCACAGGTCTGAATAAATGCGGTCTGTGTCTGCGTTGCAGTTGTGCTGACCAGATTCCGCATCGTGCCAAGTGTCTTTTTGTATCCGGCTTCCAGCACTTGTCGGGTGCTGCTGTCCTGCCGGATGTCAATGGGTAACGCTCCGGCAGCTTCATGCAGACTGTTGTCAATCTCGACCGTTTGCACGCCTGCATCCTCGAACAACGCTTTGACCTGTGCTGTGCATGCATCTGTGCGGTCGGCAATCAGCTGCACGATGTCATCATACAATAAGCCGGCAGCCTGTAAGACTTCCAGCTGATGCTTCGATGCCTCCGAAACATACCCCATTTTCAGGATTCTGCGAATGACCGCTGACAAAATATCATCTTCTAATTGCTGATATAGAGCAATGATGCGGTCAGCAGATGGTTCGTACTGCTGCCGCATTAAAATGCACCGCCGTCAAATAAACCGCCTGCATCCTGCTGTTCGGGCAGCAGATTTCGGGCTTCTTCCTCCGTACATTGGAAATGATATTGCAGTAACTGTTCCGGTTTCAATACTCGTGCCTGTACCATGGCAAGCTGTCGGTTGAACTCCTTTTCTGTGTCCTCCAGCACGCCATCCCCAAATTGACAGGTAATCGTTGCATCGGTATTGGAATTTTGGAAGAGCAGGCGGTCATAAGTCAACACCGCTGCTGCCAGCTGTTCCAGAGCAGTCTGCAAATTTTTCTGGATGTCGCTCACTCGCACAAAGGAACGCTGCTTGCTGCTTTTGACTTCCTCTGCCGTTTTTTCAACGTCCGAAACCTCGGAAATTGTTCCATAACTCAGCCCGGTCGTATTCTCGATTTGCCGGAATATCTGGTTGAGGGCATGAAAATACGAATTGTCCCGCACCTCTGGGGAAAAGGTATTGTAGATGGTTTTTCCGCCCTCTCCGGTCGCTTCCAAGCAATGATACATCCGCTCCCGTCCCTTTGGCAGTACTGGTTGATTGGTTTCCGGGTTAAACCGGAATAAATCCTCGCTGGCATCAATTGCCCGTTCGGACGATTCTAATTCCCAAAGAATCCGCTCCCATTGTTCGTCTGCATCCCGGATAAATCCAACCGCATCTGAAAAAGCGGATACTCCCAGCGGACAGTCTAAATCAATATTATTGGTGTCCGGCATCTGAAATACTGCAAACAATGGCTGTTCTGCTGGAAATGTGATGGATTCCAAAAGGGATGCCCACTGCGGAACTTCCAATAGACTACAGGGCGTTCCCAGCACGCCAACCATTGGCGACCGGAAACAGCGATTCTCTACAGTATGACTTCCGTTTTCATAGGTATGGATTTCGATGCGGGTATAGCAGTTCTTTTCCATCACTGCATACTCTGTGCAAGCAATTGCTGTACACTGGTCATCGGTATACTGGATGGGTAAATACCGCCCCTGCGGTACCAGATCTACAAAAATTCCTCCTGCCGCATAGCAAGGTTTCATCAGCAGTCCGCCGGAGGCAATGCCATAATCCAGTTTCTGCCGCAGTTTGGGTAAAAATCGCTGCAAAATCTCTTGCAACCGGGAATCTGCTGCAGTCAAATCAAACTCTGTCAGTGTCAGCCGTTTCAATTCTCTGGATACGACCGCAGGAATTTGCAGGGAACGTACTCTCTGATTCACCCAGGCTGCCTGATTGCAGTAAAGCGTTTCCCAGAGCTGCAAATGTTCCTGCATAACGCCGCTGACGGTACATGGTACGCCAATCGCAGCGGCAATTCCATTCATATCAATCATTTCATCACCTCCGCCGTAATTCTTTCAGGGTGTGCTTCATCGCTGTCCGCACAAAATACCGCATATCATCCATGGCATGGTCATATTCTTTGATAACCTGATCCTGTCCCTTGGATTTTCCGTCCCATCGGTACTGCCCAAATTCCCGGATGATGTCTTTGCATCCGGCACAAATGTGCAGACGGTCTAAGGCAAGCAGCGTGCCAACATCCCGGATACCGTCCAAAACAGAATTATTTGCCTTGTAAACCCGGAATTTTCCGTGCCTCCGAACGCATTCCATAAAAGAAGCAGCGGACGGGTCAATAATAACTGCACGCACAAATGGATAGAGTGTTCCGACCAGCTGCTCCAACGCTGTGTAATGCTCTTCATCCGTTCGGGGATTTTGTTTCCGCCCATCATAATAGTACTCCCGCAATCTTGTTGCATTGCCGTTCGGGGTCAGATGCCATAGTCCGATCGAAGTTGGATTTCGAGTACCATAGTCGCAGGAAACCCAAAATGTTCCCGTTCCGGCAGGTGGCATGCAATCCGGAACCACATGCCTGCTACGGTCGAACATCGGATACACCAGACCTTCTGCCATTCGCCAAAGCCCCAGAATATACCGCTCATAGAATACACCGGTATACATTCGTTCGTATCGCTGCCGGACAGCATCGGACAGTGCATAATTGTCCTCCATGGTAAAATGCAGGTGCAGCCGATTTTTCCCAGATGCAGCTTCTCCGCCAACCCAGTTCTGAAAAAACCAATGTTCTTCGCTGCCGTCCGGATTGCAGTTGAACCAGAGCCGGGAATCCGTGACAGAACAACGGGCAACTGCCTGATCCACAAAAGATTGCGGCATCAAGGCGGCTTCATCCAGCAGCACACCTGCCAGAGTGATGCCCTGAATCAGCGTATAACTGCTTTCGTCCTTACCGCCGAAAAAATAATAGCGGTTTTCATGTCCCAGCCACTGCACATCCATGTAGTTTTTGGATAAATTGATTTTCGGCTGTACAATGCCCTCCATCCATTTTTGCAGGGGCTGAATGACGTTTCGTTTCAAGCTGTCAATGGTCTTTCCGCAGAAGGCAAAGGATTCCCGGTCAAAATTCCGCATGCTCCAGATCAAAAATCCAATGCTCATTGCCATTGTTTTGCCGGAACGCACCGAACCGTCACAGACAATGGCATCATACTGCTTGCTCTCCGGCATCGCCCACCAGAGCATTGCTTGCCGCTGCTTGGGAGAAAAGTCCTGAAAGATCATGACAGTCCCTCCTCCAGCTTTTCCAGCAAGTTGGAGATCTGCTTGGAACCCGTTTCATTCTGTTCTCCGGTGATCATTGCCTGCAATTCCGTTTCTGCGGTCAGCAATTCCGGATGGCTCTTCAAAAATTGATGCAGTTCCAAGTGTCGCTTCTGAAATTCTTCCGCCAGCTGTTTTCGCTGTTTGCGTCCCGGTGTATTGAGGTAGGCAGTGAGAAACGTTTCCAGCGTGGAAAAGTCTGCCTGCTGCTGGTTTGCTTCAAACTGTTCCATGCCGGATGCCAGGATGCGAATACTATTCTTTTTTCTGTTCATGGACAGTTCCTCCTTCTAAAAAAATGAGGGGCAGAATTGCCCCTGTATGCCGTTTTCTGTTTTTGTGGAATCTGTTTCGGGTGGAATTTCTTAAACGATTCTACAGGCGTTTAAACACCTTTTAAACGCTCTTTTCTCCGGGCAGGCTCCGCCATTCGGATGTTGCTGTAAAATCCGTTCTGATTTTTGTTGCAAACGCCGTTCCGGCGGGACGAATCTACCGCCGTGCAGACGTAGGCAAATTTTTTCTGTAAAGGTTTAAATTCCGATTACTGGCAATGTGACGGAATAGGTCTTTCCAAGAATGGGAATGGCAACTTTCGCTCGCCGCTGCCGCAGCTGTATGCTCTGAATCTGTCCTTCATATTGCCGCAGCATGCCGGAAAGAATCATACAATCTCCGCTTGCGGTCACAAAGACACGAGAGGCAGAAATCGGAAAGCCCTTGTTCCAGAGTAAGCGAATATATACTTCTTCCCGGCTGGACAGAGAAGCTGGTCGGCTGCCCTGCTTTAAAAAATACAGCACACCGTCTGCCTGACAGATGTCATAATAGGACTCTGACCGCAAAGGCTCTGGAGATTCTAAAAACAAATATCCGGAAAAAATCGGTTCTGTCCGGTCTGTCCAGGTGCCGTCTTTCCGGATGGACAGGGTTCGCTGCGGACAGCGGATAAAGTATCCTCGCTTTCGCAGGCTGGCTGCTACTTCGCAATCCATTCCGGGTTTTACCCGAATCACATACATACTCATGCCTTGTCCTCCTTCTGCTTGTCCTTCATGAACCGCCGCACTTCCTGATATAAATCCGGTCGTTCTGCTGCCATTGCTTCAAAAATCAAATCCCGGAACTGTTCCGCTCCGTTTTCCAGTGCATCCCGTGTTTTGACATCTACATTTTTCTTGTATGCAACCGCACGGGTCAGGGCAACTGCATTTTTGGAAAGTGTATCAAAATCCACTTCCTGCAACCGTTCTTCCGGCAGCTTGTTGATGGCATCCAGCATCTGATTGCACAGCAGCCGGAGAATGCCGTCCGTCATGTCCAAATCCGGATACCGATCAGTTTCTTCCATGATTGCCCGGAAATTTTCCTGACTCAGCCGCAGAGCGTCCAGTGTGCTCATTAAATTCTTTGCATACTTTCCGACTGCTGCCAGTGAGATGCTGACACCGTGCGACTGGATATATGCTACAATCTCCCGGTAATACGCCCCGGTTTTAATCATTTCATCCACAGTTTCTTTCACTGCCGGTTCCAGCTGGTCAATTTTAGAATGCTTCCTTCGTTTACCCATTCTGCACCGCCTTACACGTCAATGCAGACATCTGTCCGCACACAGGCGATGATTTGAATGCCTTCCGCTGTTACCTTGGCTTCCAGTTCCTGCATTTCTGTATCCGCCAATGTGGACGATTCCTTGCTGCCTGCTTTCCGCAGGCGGATGTATCCGGATTCCGTCAAGTAGTTCACCGCATCCCGAAATTCTGCTTCGTTCATGCTGGGGTGCAGGGCATAACAGACATCGGACAGCGATACATATTTGTCCCGCAGCAGATTGACTGCTTTCAGCACCATGCCGTTATTCTTGAAAAATGTTTTTTGCTGCATCCGCCGCAGCATTTCTGTCTGTTCCATCGTTCCGCCTCCTATCTGCTGCAGTAATGGTCGATTTTGCTTTCCAGTCTTGCCATAGTTCGGATAAAATCCTCATTTTTCGTTGTGTGTTCCTTGATATAGTCGATGTTCTCCGACAGCTTTTCCATGGACGCTTTGATTTCCCGAATCTCTGCCTTTGTGGCATATTTATCCGATAATGTCAGCAGATTATCCCGCAGTTCCTGTACGGCTGCTTCGTTCTTGTCGTTCCTGTCCATTGTGCGTTTTAGAAAATATCCAATCACACCCAGAACTGCTGTAATCACGGTTGTGATAATGAAGAGGATAATCTCCTGTGTCAATTGCAAACGCCCTCCTTCCATAAAAAAATGTGTTATCCTGTTTGTTCCAGCATAACACATTTTTTAGATTCTTGTATAGTTGGGCGACAGATTCACCTATTTCTTCAAAACTCTTCCTGTAAAAGGGACATCTGACCGCTCATATTGGCTGCATTTTGTCTGTCAATGATGTCCCGTACTGTTTTTTCTGTCAGATGATAGGCAAGGGCAAGTTCCCGGTAATTGTCGCCGGTAAAATGATGATAAATGGCATCATCCCGCAGGGGCTGCAGCAGGGTGTCTGGTTTGCAGATGTAGATGTTTCCGCCGCCATACTTCAATACCAGCCGTTTGTATGCTTCGATTCCGATGGTTTCGGCAAGTTCTCTCTGATTGCCATGTAGCTGTTCCAATATCAGCTGATCCAGATTCATTCGGCATCGCCGCCTTTTTTGGCATGCTGCACATAGCGTTTCAGCTGCTCAATCAATCTCGACCCGTCTGCCAGAGAAACCCATCGCAGAGGATCTGCGGCAGAGGCTGTAATTTGCAGTTCCTTCTGTACAACGCCTGCCATTCGTTCCTGAATACTGACCGGAGAAGGAGTAATTCGTTCCAGTTCATACAGCAACGCCCATGCCTTGCTTTTCTGTCGGGCAGTCATCTTTCCGGCAAATTCTTCTTTGGACGGATGGTAGCTCTGGTATTCTTTTCGCAGCCGTTTTCGCAATTCTGCTGCTACCGATTTTCGTTCTGCTTCAGACAGTGACCGAACGGAATCTTTTCCCGTCATACCGTACACCAGCTGATGCAGAGCATCTTCCCGGTTTCCGGATTCCACCATGCCCAGCACAGCGGCAATGCCATAAATCTTTTGCACGGAATCTCGTTCGCTCATCCGTCCGCCCCTTTCAGCCGGTAATTTTTGTTCCGGTCTTTTTTCACGCAAATGGTATAGCCTCGTGCCATGCGGATGATTCTTCCGGCAAGGGCTTCATCCACTTCGACCAGCTGGGCAGTTGTCCATTCCGTAGATAAGATGGTCAACATTCGATTGCGGCAGCGATAGTCCAGCAGTTCAAATGCCAGCTTCACATCTGCATTGCTGACATCCTGCAAAAAGCCGCTCTTCGTCTTAAACAAATCATCCAAATACAACACATCTGCTTCTTTGTAGGGCAGCAGTTCCGTAGCATAGCTGCCGTCCAGAATGGCTGCTTTGAGTCTGGCAGCGTCTTCCTGCCAGACCAAATAGCGAACAGAAAACCCCAGTTTGAGAAATCCGCCGACCAGTGCCGTGCAGATGTGGGTCTTCCCACAGCCACTCTGACCGCCGACAAAAAACCATGCCTGCCGCTGACTCAAAAAGTCTGTGGCACATTGTTTCATGCGTGCCTGAAATGGCTGTTCCGTCTCAAAGTTGGAAAAGGTACAGGTGCGGAGCAGATCTTCCAGTCCGCTTTCTCGGATTCTCCGCAGGGCATCTCTGGTTTTCATGCAGGTGCAGGGGGTCATCCATTCCCGTTCTCCGTCTGTATCTGCCAGCAAACCCTTGTCGTTGCAAATGTTGCAATGATACCCGGTCAATGTACCTGGCTGGGCATTGTACTGCTTTACCCGCAGTCGCATCAGGTCAGAATACGTCAGCCCCGTAGCAGCCATCTTCGGAAACGACAGTTTCTCCAACGACTTCATCCTCCCATCGTTTTTGATTTAACCAGGTCGCAGGGTGCGGAATGTATTTCCAGGTCGCCTTGCTCCAGGAATAGACACGGCTTTGTTCCGTGATGGCTTCCAGCATCCGAACAAGCTGGTCTTCTGTCGGATGCACTTTTTCAAATGCCCGGAGTGCTTTTTCTTTCCCGACCTTCTTCGGATAGGTTGTCCAAAAACGGTCGAAAAGTACATTGTCCGTTGCTTCTGCCTTTCTCATTCGCCCGCCCCCTCACAAAGTTCAATAGATTGATTGTTTTTCATGAAATGGCTTTTCAGCGTGCGAAAAGAGCCGAAATAAGGGAGAAATGTCATGTATTCCATTTCCTTCTGAATTTCCTCCCGAATGGCTTTCTTCTCACGCTGCAGCCGTTTCTTTTCTTTTGCGGTCAGCAAGGAGCGTTTGCTGCAATAGTAGAATCTTCTGCGGATGTCACAATCTTCTGTAAGCCATTTGCCTCGGAAATATCCATCCACATATACCATCAATACCAATTTCATGCCTTTCAGCAGCTCTACCACAACGGTAATCTTATAGCCATCAATCTGCATCTTCACGCTGCCAAATGGACGGGAAAGACGACTTTCCACCTGTTTCCACTGTTCATCTGTCATGTCTGACACCTCACGAAATGGAAAAGCGTTTGCTGGTGGATGGAACGGTATACTGTGCATACAACTCTGCATGAGTTTTCTTGAATGCAGCACTGTCAAATCGGCTGGTGGTAACAGTCGTGTAACGAACCGTATATTCTCCCAGCTCCAGTACCTCCACTTGTTTGCACGTCATCATGTCCTTGATGATCTGCTGTTGCTCACCGATTGCCTTTGTGACTTCCCGTTTTGCAACTTCCAGCTCCCGGATCTGCCGGATTGCCTCCAGCATGGCATTTTGCTGCCGGATTGTTAATTTTGCCATTTTTTGTACCTCCATTTTGAATTTCCCGACTCTGCATTTGTGCAGGCTTGTCACTGCCTTTGGCTGCATTAGGGGAGAGGGCGTTGCCCTCTCAGTTTTGTTTTGGAATGTGTCTGGTACGTCCGGTGTATCGGTGCTGTATCAGCAGTTCGATACTGGTATTCTTTACGATCAGCCAGTCTTCTGCCTGAAATCCGAACTGCTGTAACAATTGTTTTTGGGATTTGGTGGGCTTTTTTCCGTTCTTCATGTCAGACCTCCAGACTCATGAACTTTGCCATGGCGACCAGTCCGGCATAGCTGTAGTCCTCGTTGTCGTAGGCGTTGGAAAACAGGTTGATGGCTCCCCGCAGTGCCTGCGGTGTTCGGGCTGTCTGAAGTAAAAAATCCAGTTCCAGTTCTTTGTTTTCCTGCACCAGAATCGGGAATAGTTTTTCAATGTCGGAACGCTGAATCTGTGACCGGAAATAGGTCTTCCGTTGTTTGGTGCGGTTGGAAATCTGGGCAAATTCTGCTTTCTGGCTGCCCATTTTGGTGACTGTATCCAGATTTCCGATGAAACAAATTCCAAGTGTCTGCCCCCGGTCGGCAAAATAATCCGAAAAACTCCGCAGCACCTCAATGGTTTTCAGATTCAGATGCTGGGCTTCGTCAAAAATCAGCACCATGCCGTCTTTCAGTTTTTGCACGATGGCATACCACAGGGCATCTTTAGAGCGTCCCGGTGACAGATTCAGTTTGTCTGCCAGCAAATTTAAGACTGCTTTGATGTTGATTAAACAGGGGTTCATGGTCATTAAAATGCTGTTTTCCGGGTGCAGAGCCACATAATGCCGGGCGGCTTTGGTTTTTCCAATGCCGGCATCTCCGGCGGCAACTGCCAGACCGCCTTTGATCTGGCATACACTGATCACATCATAAATTTCTTCGGAAATACTGGTATCTGCATATGGCACTTCCTGATAGGTCTGTTCGGTCTGTTCTTTCACGCCGAAATAGGATTCCAGGATGTCAAACATCCGCTGCGGATCGGCTTGATATTTGCCGTTTCGCAGCTGGGATAATGCCGTGCCGGAAATCCCCAGTAATTTTCCAAGGGCATTCTGGCTCAATTGTTTTTCCTGCTGTAGAGCGGTGACTTTTTGCAGCAATGCCTGCTGCTGTTCTGTATATTCCATACGTTACCTCCGTTTTTGCGAATTTTTCTGAATGCGTTTCAGACTGATGTCGACCGTCTGATGTTCTGCTCCGACCGCCATCGATTCTTCCAGGGATTCTTCTGTCCGGATCGGAACAATATTCTTTGGCAGATCGATGTGAAATTGTTCCGCTTTGGCTGTCTGTGCATTTCGGACAGTCATGTCCAGCATGGTGATCCGCTGTTCCGGTGTCAGGCTGGCAGTCAAACCCTTTGCAACACTGCGGATAAATTTCCGGCTGTGGTGGGCAACTGCCTGGGCATCGGCAATCTGCTGCTGTTCTGTTTCCAAATACGATACCAGCAGGGTATCTGCAAGGCTCCAGGTATACAAATATCGGTCTTGTTCATCATAGAGCCGGACGGTTTTCAAATCTGCCGGGTCATACCGGACATAGACCGATTCATCCAAGTGCAAGATGGTCTGTTCCGGATGTCGATACCAAATCCGTTCACCGCCATAAACCACATATACGCCGTTTCGTTTGATTTTTTGCAGCCGGGTTGACCGCATCAGCATCAAATTCAAGTCTGCTGCATTGGCTTTTCGGATGGATTCAATTTCCTGATTCCAAACATCCAGACGGCTCATTGTCCGGTACTGGGATTCCACGCCACCATATGGTTGCAGGTTGTAATCTCCATCAATCCAGTCCGCCAATGCTTCCCGAATTGCAAAGTCCTTTGGCAGCTTGCCGGCTTTGATGCGTTTTTTCAGGCTTTCCGGTTTCTCCAGCACATTGCCACCGCAGAATCCGGCAGTTGCTCTGGAAAAATGTTCTTTTACTGTGCGGAATGTTCGTTCAATCGGCTTTGCCTTGGCATTGCACACAATCGCATTATGCACCTCAATTTGCAGCCGGTTTAAAATCGTGGTCGGGCTGTTCTTTTCTGCATCGCTTTTTCGTTTACGGTTGCCTTTTCCACCTAAGTCAAAGGTTGTAAATTCATGTCCGTTGTCAAAATAGACTGCTTTCGGGATTCCGAACCGCAGGATGCCATGCCGCAGGGCAAGAATCGTAGACTGGGAATCGACTGTTTCTGTGATGTTCCATCCCACAATTACGCCAGATTTTGCGTCCTGAAAAGCAGTCAGATACAGCCGGTGTCGCTCTCCGCTGCTGTCCACTGTTTGGATGTCCAGCGTGTGATTGTCTGCAATCCAGACATCATTGGGCTTCAAGTCGTCATACATTCGCATAATGTATGGCATGCAGCGGTCGGCGAACGCCTTGTTTCCGTTTCGGGTCAGTTCCTTAACTGCCTTTGCAATGTCATTTTCTACATGCCGCCGGAAACTCCGTTCCGATGGGATTTCTCCCAGCAATTCCGGGTAAAACAGTTCCGTCCAGTGCAGGGTGGATTGATAGCACCTGCTCAGCGGCGGTTTGTTTTCTTCTAAGTAATACCACAAAAATGCTTCCCAGACGGGTTTCGGAATAGTGCTGCTGCCTCTGTTCCAGGCACCCCGCAGCCCCAGCAGCCCGGCAAAGTCGTTTTCCTTGTAGGCTGACCATTTCCGGTACAGGATGTCAGTTGAGATTTGCAGCTCCGGATGTTCCAGCTGGCATTTCGCCACATACAGGTGGTCAAATTCTGTCTTTTTCTGGTACTGTTCCCGTTGTCCCTGCCAGTCCTGCAAAATGGTTGTCCAGAGGTTGATCGATTTTCGCTGCTCTGCTGTGCAGTTTTCAAACGTCAGAAGCCGTTTGACTTTCTGTTTCTTGGGGGCAGCTGGTTCTGGCATCACGCCATTTTCCGCACGCTTTCGCTGATAGTATTTCAGCTGCAATTCTTCTGGCAGTGCTGTGATGGGAATGGCATAACAATTATGCCGATTTTTATCATTTATGACCTGCTCCGAATAGATTTTTCCTTTTCTAATCTGGTCACGAATATTTCGTTCAGAGCAGCCTTTCAGTTCAGCCAGCTCTTTTACTGATAAGTAATCCAAAAGATTCCTCCTTTCCAGCAGAAAAAATCTGCCAAAACACTTGACAAAACCTGTTGTTTCTGCTATACTATATCCGTCACTTTAGCAATGGTAATTCTTTGCTAAGCGTGAGGATCTCCAGTTGTACGGCTTCGCAAATCTCGTCAAGATGGTAGCCGTATGACTGGATTTTTTGTATATGCAGCAACAATTTCTGGTTCCATTCCAAAAATTGCAGTTTACAGGTGCGGACGGCTGCAAGATTCAGTTCCTGCAAACCAAACTGATCAATAAAGACAGCAGTTTCTGCTTCTGCTTCCAGCACGCTCTGCATCAGTCTGCTCTGCAATTCGATGTTGTCTTGCAAGTCTGCACAGAAAACTGTCTGTGCCATTGCAGCAACGGTTTTTGTAACCATTTGCAGTGTCCAGCCCATACATTCCTCTAACTGCATTGAAAACACCTCTTTTCCGGTCTGCCTCATCAGTGCCGGGAGACCATTTCCGGCAGACGGCGGAACAAGTCCACCGTTTCGGCTTACAGATATTCTTTTATCGGACAGTTCAGATTCAGCGATGGGAAACACCGGTCTGCATAGAATTGTTCTGCCTCTTCCTGGCTGGGAAAGTAGGTGCCGCCCCAGACCCCTCTGCCATCGCAGTCGATGTGCCACACCACATATTCTCCATCCGGTGCAATTGGTTTCGCCAGACAGATGCCGCTGGCGTGTAAACTGTACACGATGTGAAAACCAATGACAGAACCGATTTTTACTTTTTTCATCTCATGCACCTGCTTTCTCATGGGGTTCTGCTGCGGCAATCAGGGCTTCCGGCGGCAGCTGCAAACCCTTTGCCAGTTTTAAAATGGTAAACACGGACGGGTAGGAAATGCCTGCTTCAATTCTGCTGACATGTGCCTGTGAGAGTGTGCTGCGTTTAGACAGCTCTGCCTGGTTCATGCCCAGTTCCTTTCTCCGGTTACGAATCAAAATGCCGATTCCTGTAGATTGTTTCATCATAGATTCCTCCTTGTTGTTCCAGCTGTCTGTCCAGCCTGTAATTGTGCATGCGAAAAGCAAATTCGCTGATGATTGCCGCAGTGCCGAAAATCAGCAGTAAGACGGTCTGCACGGCATCGCCTCCTTTTTTCTTTTTTTGGTGGGCTGCTGCGGAATTGCACCGCACAGCAAGACAGAGGAAAACGATTAGACAAGCTTCCTGTCGAAGACGATTGTCACGGAGTTGCACCGTGCATTGCCCAGAGGACTTCTATTATCTCAGCTGGTCACTCAGACGCATCCCAATTATGCGGTGATCCGCTCACCGCAAAGCGTGTTTCGTATAAAGGCAATAAAGAGATTTGAGGTAGTTACTAATTGACACGATGCTGCCACATCGTTCCGGTCATCCCAATAGGAAAATCATTTTGTATGCCATGTACAGAAGTAATCCAACACTCGCACAGATAAAGCCAATACAACAAAGAATAAAATCTTTTTTGTTCATATGGTCACTCTTTTCACATCGAATGAATTTCAATTAAGGTAGTACCAAAACCATAGTTTTGGAACAAGAATGGCATAAGAACCATCTTCCTTGATGTAAATATTGGCAGTGATGAAATCGGGTAACATGGAAAGCGGAATTTCCATTAAATCAAAGGCATCCTCATACCGTACAATATTTGTGGTGCTGATGGTTTTACTCTTGTTCTCAAGGAATTGACAATTCTCTTTTGAAACCTGCTCTGTCACAACCGGAGCAGGGTTTCTTTTTGATGAGCGTTTTCTGACTTTTACTTTCATGACTTTTTCTCCTTTAATCCAAATAAAGTGTATTCTTGTAGCTTCCAATCGCAGATAAAGAAATCGCTATGCCGTGCAGACGAAGAAACGATTGAACATCGATATACCGATACTGTCTTGAGAGCAGCATGTCATCCACAATGGTGCGAAGTTCTGGTTTCAGTTGTGCAATTTTACTTTGCTTTAGTCGGCGTGCACGGGTATCCTCTTTCAGAATATCTCTGCATGTTGTGTTGTTTTGTGGCTGCATGATCGGCATCAGCTGTTTGATGGTTTCTGCAACTGTCATGGTCACGGTTTTGGCGATCAGTTCTTCCAGCTGGATTTCTCCATAGCTGCCGTATTTCCGCAGAGCAGGCAGCACCTCATCAAACACCCATCGTTCAAAGCGTTCTGCTGCCGGAAGCTTGGAATTTACGATTAGACGGTACAAGTCACCTTCTGGTATGTAGTTGGTCGATACTCGCTGCTCCGTTGTTACACCATGTTGATTTGTGGTATAGGAGACCCCGTCGTGTTTTACGACTCCCTTACAGTGCCGTAAAATCGCATCTCTGGCATTTTTGTATCCAAGCATTTTCGCACACTGCGTAGCTGGAAAATACTCTTTTCCGTCAATCAACAGAATTCCAAGTTCGCCAAATTCGCTGTTCTGAAATACTTTCAGTTCGTTCACGCTTTTTTCCTCCGTTTCTATTTACTTACACTGCCCTTTGTGATACAATTATCATAGGGCTTTTTCTGCCCTGGGCGTTGTGTATATGTATATTATAATTCACTTATACGAATTTGTCAACAAGAAAATTCGTATTTACTTATTTTCGTGAATTAGCACAAAAAGGAGCATGATTTTT